GTTAAATTTCTAACTCTAATATCATACTTAAAACCATATAGGTTGGAGACTTAGCCCTCAAGGGTACCTGAATTTCAGGCTCGTTCTTACAAATGTAGTCCATTTTAATCGTTTAGAATAATATTTGGTCACCACTGGTGTCTCTATCACATATAGATATACAGGTGGATAATTCCCATTCACTACCAAGTTGCATGGTATTCAACTCACGCTCATAATCTTCTTGGTTAGTGCCTGACCACATATACTGGTCAAAAATTTCGAGATCTGTATCACCCGTGGAGTCAAGGAGAACATCCATTTTCATTTTGTGTTCCTCCCTAACAAACCACCCTTTGTGAAAATACTCTTTGTGTCGTGTTGTCAACACCAGTACTCTCTCTACTAAACGAGCCAAAATAGGTATAAAATTTACCTGTTTTTGCAGACCGAGGGCAACGCCCCTCAACAATGATTCTCGAGAAACATTTTTGGGTGGGTCCGCAATATAACCAAATTTGGCCAACACTTTTCCGGGCTTAGGTCCAAAGCACGGACCACCGGTAGTCGAATAAATTCGACTAGAACAAAATTCGAGTTCATACAGATTCCTTCTGTAAAGAGCTTCACTCTCAAACCCAAATCTTGCCATACCCCCCACCCAGTCAACTTTTTTTTTACTGAAATGGGCCATTGCGTTGTCGTCACCTTGTACCAACATAACTAGTTCCTTGACCATGACATCAAAGGAACAGGACGTACTCTCGCAATATAGATATGAGTGCATGATTCCGTTAAGGACCGAATTAAACAGAGATGTGTAAGGGTCACCACTTTTCCTGGTACCATCACACGAAAAACCCCAACCAGAAGCCGTACAACCCCTGGTTTGGATATTCGCTGTCATCAAATCCAAAACGGCACGAGGTGCTCCAAACTGCCGACACAGCCACACTTCGTACTCGCACCACTTTCGCCCAACTGAGGCATCCCACTTACCGACATCATCTTCCACATATCGGTACCCATCAACAGCCACAAATTCAGCCATTGCTTTAGCACTCATACCTGAGCTAAAGACGATATTACTCTTACCAACTTTCCAT